ACCTTGATCCGACGCTTGGAACTTATCTGGCCAAGACCATCATGGAGATGGATCACGGCGCAGAGGTTCTGTACTACCTCGCAAACAACGTCGATGAAGCCAAGCAGATTGTTGCTGCTGGGCAGACTGGCGCGACCCTTGCTCTTGGGCGACTGGAAGGTAAGATTTCCGTGGCTCTGGGGAAGAAAGCAAAAACCCCGGCTCCTCGTCAGACCAAGGCTCCTGTGCCTCCCGCAACCCACACTCGTGGAAGCGGTGCGGCTAAGACCTCGATCAAGGGGGATACGGACAACTTCGCGGATTTCAAGAAGCTGTTCTACAGCGAATAATCCGCTTTTCACATCAACGGAAACAACATTAAATGGCTGACAATACTGTCGATCAAGCAAAACTCGTAATGAACACGTTTGCTGCTCATTTCGAGAATAACCTCGTCGCTGCGGATGCAGTTACGTGGAAGCAGTACGATGGTGAGATGACGGAGCGCAACCGCTTCCAGATCAGCGAACAGGTTCCCCCGCGCTACAACGTCACTGAGACGGTGGATGGCGTGGTCGATCTGTCGGCTGGTGTTCAGGACAGCGTGTTCGGTTCGGAACAGTACACCGTCAATCGCACCTTCGGCTCCAGCATGGGCTGGGGTGACTTCGTGGCGATCCGCGACATTGGTGACGCTCGTAAGAGTGAAGCTATTAAGTCGGCGGCGCTTAACCTTGCCGAGAAGATTGACGCCCACGTTCTGCGTACGGCGGCTCTGGCTTCGAGCAACTGGACCGGCACCGCTGGTTCGGCGGTTGCGGACTTTGACGACTTCGTGAGCGGTTACACCCGTCTCAAGGAAGAGGGCGTTGACGACAGCGACCTGCGAGGCATCCTTAACTATTCGGACAAGCAGGCGCTTGGTTCGGACGTTGTGGACCTTCCGGCTCCTGACGGTATGGTCACCAAGACCTTCCGTGAAGGCTTCACCGGCCAGATCGGTGGCATCCCCGTGGTGTTCACTCAGCAGCTCCCGACCCTGACGGTCGGTACTCGTGCTGCCTCGGGTGCAGCGGCCATGAACGGCGCCAGCCAGAACGTCAACTATTCGGATGTCGCTATCTCGGCGGCTCCGGGTCAGTACAAGACGCAGACTATTTCGATTAATGGTCTGACTGGCACGCAGACGGTCAACGATGGTGAGGTTTTCACCATTGCCAATGTCAATGCATGGGATGAGCGACTGGGCGCAAGCCTCGGGCGTCCGCAGCAGTTCCGAGTGATCGGTAACTACACTGCAACTGGTGGCGCAATCGCTAACCTGCGTATTTTCCCGGCGATCATCGTCCCGGGTTCGGGTACGGGCGGCGATATTGGCGTCAACACGGCTCATGCTACTGTGGACAGTGTCCCGGGAGCGACGGCTGCGATCACGTTCCTTGGCGCCGCTTCGGCTCAGGTTCGTCCGCGCGTTATCCTCCAGAAGCAGGCGATCATCGTCAACACCAAGGCGCTGATTAAGCCCGCCACGGGTATCAGCGAGTTCAAGCAGCTCGACAAGGTTCCGATCTCGGTTCGCATGTGGGCTGACAGTGTGTTCGGTACGGGTGAACACCGCGTTCGCTTCGACGTTGCCCTCACGGCTAACGTCCGCGACCGTCGGCGTATCGTTCGTATCAACGGCTCGTAATCTCCGACCGGGGGCGGGGCTTCGGCTCCGCCTCCCAACCTCTCTTGGAAGGTGTGGCTTCTAATGGCTACTGAAAACATTTACGTTCGACCGGAGGATGGTTGGGTTCAGGTTGCAGATGCTTCGAGCTACCTGCTGCTTCGAGCTAATCCCGGCAATATGAGCTGGTATGTAGCGTTTACTGATGGCAGTCCTCCGTCAGAGACGGTTCCGGCTGCGAGTGGTACGTTTACGTTTGCAGGCAATCCGACTGCCGGTGACACCATTTCTATCGATGGCATCGTATTCAAGTTCGTGTCGGGCGCTCCGACTTCGGAAGTTGAGATCGAGCTTGGTGTTGATGCCGAGGCTTCGATTATCGCGGCTATGACCGTAATCAACACGGAACTGGACACGATTATTGCTACTGGCAATCCCACTACGCTGATTATCACTTCGGTGCAGCAGGGCGCCGCTGGTAACTCTATTCCAATTGCCGAAGACAGTACTCAGATCACGGTCTCGGGTCCGACCCTTTCGGGGGGCGGCCCTGCCTTTGTTGGGTATCTGGTTGACTGCGGTAAGCACATCAGGATCACCGAGCCGTTTACGGACAATGTGTATGTACGGGTCCACGATCCGTCGCAGCCACAGCCCGGTCAGGCTCGTCGCTTTGATGTTATTGCCCTTTGACGTTTACGGGGTCTGTGTAAAATGACTTTGGTTTCGACGATCATCCGCGATGCGTTCCGGGAAAGTAACCTGATCGCTATCGCCGCAGACCCCACTACGGCGGAACAGGCAGAGGCGTTGCGTCTGCTTAACCGCCTTATTTTGTCTGTACTCGGTACGGAGATGGGCGAACAGCTTTCTCCAATCATTATTGGTCGCAACAACATCAATCGTCCACAGGGTTTCCCGTGGTACGAACAGGTTCCAGATCAGGTTGATTGGTTCGTACCGGCTAACTCCCGGCTGTTCCTCAATCTGACCTTTCCGCAGACGGTGTATCTCGATCCCAATCCCGAAGACGGGGCACGGTTCGCCTACATCGACAAGTCCGGGAACCTCAATACTTACCCGCTCACAATCAACGCTAATGGGCGGACAATCGATAACTCCTTTACGGAAACGGACAACACCAACAACTCGGTGCGCGAGTACTTCTTTCGCGCGGACACGGGTAATTGGTCTGTTGTGACGCCTCTCGGCCTTGCCGATGAGATGCCTTTCCCTCCGGAGTTTGACACTCTCTTCATTGTTGATCTGGCGATGCGGCTTAACCCACGTCACGCACAGGAGGCTGATACCCAATCGATTGCTGCACGTAATCGGGCGGAGCGCAACTTCAAGGCGCGGTATCGGCAGCACAGGGAGATGGGTAGTGAGCTTGGTCTGGTGTTGCTTCCCAGCATCAAGGACAAGTACTTCGACAATTCCCGCTACGCCAATGCCGCCTTCGATAGCGGATATGCGTGGCCCTACTCTACAGTGAGGCCATACGGATGACTGGTGTTCCTCTCGGAAAATCGGATTGGCGGCGTCACGTTGCCGATGAAGCGGACATCCCGGTTCTAAATCGGTATTTCGAGACGAACCCGACTAATCTTGTAGAGCAGGTTGCTCTGCTGGCTCGACCGTCGCTTCGCCGCCTCGTTGCAGTTGGCGAAGGCCCGATCCGGAGTATGTATTCTCAACCCGGTTCGTTTGACGACGATCTCTTTGTTGTGTCCTACGATACGCTCTATCGCGTAGCTTCTCTCGATCTGGCTGTGACCAGCATCGGGGGTGGTATTTTCGGTTCCAGCCTTCGTGCTAATCCGTCCATGACGGCCACTGCTCGGATCGGCTCGGTTCCGGAGTATCTCTATATCGCGGATGGGCGTGTGCTGTGGTGTTACAGCGACGACAGCTCGGCTACCGGTACGCTGCTGGCTTCCGGCGCTATCGCTAACGGTGATACGATCCGCATTGGCAGTGTGTACTATCAGTGGACCAGTGGTTCGGTTGACACGGGCACGCCTAACGGCACTAGTGGCACTCCGTGGCTCGTGGCTCTCGGCGGTACAAACGCCGTTGCTCTCGATAATATGCGACTGGCTATCAATAACGAAGGCGTTGCAGGCACTACGTATTCGACTGGCCTTACGTCCAATGCGGACGTTGTAGCACTGTCAAGTGACACGGACGACATGCGCGTAAGCGCCCGAGCAGCAGGCACCGGTGGCAACAGCATTGTGACTACGGAAACTGGCGCAAACATCGCGTGGGGGAGTGGAACTCTTACCGGTGGCGGTGGTTCCAGTCTGTTCCAGGTCAACGTCCCAGATGATCTAGGCGTGGTTTCAGTCGGCTTCATTGCGGGCTACGTCATCTGTGTCGTTGCACAGGGCCAAGGTGTCAATGGAAGGTTCTACTGGATCAATCCGGGCGAGACTTGGATCGAACCTCAGAACTTCGCTACAGCAGAACGTGCCCCCGATCCCGTGATCTCGGTTCGAGTGATCGGTGACCGCTTCTGGCTCCTCGGGACCAACAGTTCCGAAGTATGGTATCCGACGGGGACGATCCCACCGTTTCAGCGGGTACAGGGTAACGTCTTTGATCGAGGTGTCTGGGAAGGTTCAGATGTCGCTATCAAGGATAGTCTGATCGTCACAGATCAAGATGGTGTCGTGTACCTCATCACAGGTGCTGGACCACAACGTATTTCAAATCACTCTATCGAAGAGCGTATCCGCAACGCTATTCAAGAACAGAAAAGGCATCTGTAAACATGGCTGTTGAATGGATGGATTTCCCTAGCGGTTCGCAAGGCCTGTATGGAGATCAGGAAGACCGACTTACGGATGGTGTCTATTCCGTTCAAAGCGGTTGTGAGCTTGCAGAAGACCCCGACCCTAACGTAACCGGGCGTGTTCTGCGTTACGACGATTTTTCACAGGACGCCACTAAGCTCCGTAAAGTCCTTGCTGCGGAACAGACGACAGTCGGTTTTGCGTTTAGGCAGTGGAAGACTGCACTGCAGAATACCTCTTGGGGTATCTGTTTAAACAATGCAGGGGCGTCACGACAGGTCTCCATTACTACTGATAGTTCTGGGCGTCTTTTAGTCAAGACTGGTTCTCCTCGAACTGGTTCGGTTATCGGCACATCTGCTTTGAACACGATTGTCGCTAATGCGTGGCAACATATCGAATGTCGTTTTACTGCGGGTGCGGGTACAGGATCGTTTGAAATCCGTGTCGAAGGTGTTACGGTATTGAATATCAGCTCCGTGGACACTGGCGCAGGCCCGTATGCTCAGCTGGAGTTTACGCACACGGGGAACAATACGAGTAGTGGCAACTTCTATTTCAAGGACTTTGTAATCTGGAACGGTTCGGGGGGATGGGGTGACAGCTTTGTCGGCTCGGTTCAGGTGTTCGATCTGCGACCTAACGCGGATGTTTCGACTGGTTGGTCCCGGACTACGGGCACGACCGATTGGGAAATCCTTGATAATACACCTCCGGTCGATACCTCGTATATCTTCGCTCCTGAAGACCCGAGCATCCCGGCTCCGTCTATTACGCAACTGACTAATCTCCCAGAGGACGTTACTTCGGTACGCGCCCTTATGATGATTGGACGGATGCGCAAATCGGATGGCGGCGATGCACAGGTACAGATGTCTTTGCTCTCCAATGGCGATGCTGACAATGGAGCCGATAGGCCTGTCACTACGGCGTTCACTTATTGGTACGACATTAGCCATCTCGATCCCGATACGGCTGCCCCTTGGACGCCTGCGGGAGTCGACAACGCTCAGTTCCAGATCAATCGAACGGTGTAACCTACTATGACCGATACCTATGTTTCTCAAGGCGACGTACTTGGCGTTGGCGAGTTCGGCAACATTAACCCTTGGGTTTCGTTGGGTACGGTTTTCGCTGCGGCCAACTTCCCTGCCGAGTTTTCTGAGGCATCGCAGATCGCAGTTGTAACTGCTGGCCCGAGCAAACTGACTGCCGAGCTTTCCGAAGCCACGGTATTCGGTCTTGCTCGGGGCCGGATCGAGAACCGACGTGTACGGGCGTGGCCTGATACGTTGGACGGTCACGACATGTACTTCATCCGGCTAGGGGAGACTGCAACCCTGATGTACGATCTGACGACAGGTCAGTGGTCGCAGTGGGCTTCTCCGGGCATGGCTGCGTGGCGTCCCAACTATGGACTGAACTGGCTTGGTTTAGGCAAGGTCGCCTACGATGACGGCCATACCTCAAATGCTCTTCTCGGAGACGACACCTATGGTCTTCTCTGGACGATGGACCCGACTTCGGGCCTCGATCAGTCGCCTCGTGCCGATCTTCCTGATCGCAGTTATACTCGTCGGGTGGTCGGTGGAGTACCTATGCGCCTCCGCGAGACACAGAAAGTCGGAGCGGCGTATGTGACTGCCAGTATCGGAGAACCTTCTCCCTTGCTTGGTGCTAACATTGCCCTACGCACTTCGGACGATAACGGCAAGACTTGGCTCGATCACGGTACGGTTGTTGCGACTTCCGGTACGTGGGATCAAGAGTTCGTCTGGCGCAGTCTGGGCCTCATCAAGGCTCCGGGTCGTATTTTCGAGATCACTGATGACGGTGCGACGGTACGCATCGATGCACTGGATATCAGGTAACACGCAACATGGTTGACATCACCAAAATCCCAGCACTTGACTGGCAGACGCCCATCGTCGATCCTCTGACCGGCAATCCGTCTGCACAGTTTCGTCTGCTGTGGCAGCAGTTGTTCCAGAATTCAGAAACTAACAATCAAGAAATTGCAATTAAGATTACCGGGCCGTCTAGTAGTAGCGATAACGCTGTTGTTAGGTGGGATGGCGTTTCCGGAAAGTTGGCACAGAACTCTGGCGTGTTTATTGATGACGCCAACAATCTATTCGGTATCAGTAATTTTTCTGCTGTAGGCGGCGGATTTCTTGCAGCCAATATTTCTGGCTATACCGGTTTATGGCTCGGGGCCGACGCTTTTGCTCCTGATCTTACTAACTACTCTCTATTAAAAGAGTCTTTCGGACCTCTCTATAATGCTCCGGTTGGAGGACTACAGGCCTTCCGTATCGGTAATGAAAATAGGATTAATGTTAGTCCTAATGGAGCGGTCGTCAACCAAGCCTCTAATATCGGACCACCGACTGGCGTCGCCTTTCAAGTTTACAGTCCAGACTACTCCACCGAATGGATGGCAGTAACTTCAACAGGCGTTAGGGTTGTTGACCAAGCGTATAGCGCAGCGTGGGATGGAGATTTTACTGTCCCTACGAAGAACGCAGTTTACGATAAAATCGAGACACTAACCCCGGGCGGGAGCGGTACAAATCCACCTCAGCTTGTTACGTTTTCGACTAGCATCGGTTCAGCGAAGACTACCAGCGATACAACCAACGGCGGTATCATGATCGAGGCCACTACGGACAATTCGGGACTACAAGCGCAGCTAATGGCTGCAACCGCTCCGTTCACGTTTGTGGCAGGACTGTACGGCAACACGCAGGCGAACTTTAACGGTCTTGGCCTCGTCGTTAGGGATACCGCAGGTAAATATGTGTTTGCGGCTGATCTTGCCGAGGGCACATTGGAGCTTTCGCAGTGGAGTAATGCAGCGACGTTTTCGTCTGCGGTTTTCTCTGCTGCTTGGGCCAGTACTCCTCTGTATTTTCGTGTTGTGGTTGACGCCTCTAACGATGTACAGTGGTCGATTAGCCAAACTCGCAACGGGCCGTGGCACAACCTATCGACACCTAGTACTTACCTTGGTACAGTAGATGCTGTGGGGTTCGCAGTAAACCGCAACAACGCCAGTTCTGCTCCTGTAGCTTGGTTCTTTGATTACGAGAAGTCTTGATGCCTATTCAACGCACATATCACGTAGGTAACGTAGAGACAGCCCTTGAATTGTATCCCTACGAGCCTATCGATCTGGACGTTACTGAATGGCTGGCTGATCGTAACAACATTGCCCTTACTGCCGAGGACGGATCGATTGCTCTGTTTGAGTGGGTTCGTCCCGGTCTCTATGACGGGCACTACTTCTTTCTGTGTCGTGGCAAAGAGGCGATTGAACTAAGCCATCGCATACTTAGCGAACTACACACAAACTACGGGGTCAAGGCCATTCGAGGCTTCACTCCGATCAAGCACAAGGCAGCTCTGTGGATGAGCCGAAAGATTGGCTTCCACGATATGGGCGAAGTGCCGACCGAGATTGGTCCGTGTACTCTGTTCTTGATGAACCTTGACGAACACTTTTCCCGGGAAGCAAGCGAATGAGCGGACTATTCGGTGGCTCCAAGCAGAAGAGCCAGAGCGAGAGTAAGAACCTCGCCTACCCGTTTCTGCAAGATACATTCGGTGGTGCCGCTGGTGCTACTGGAAACGTAACGTCTGCCCTAAGCGCCCTATTTGGTCTCGGTGGAGATCAGGCTGGTCAGGCTGCGGCCTTTAACCGGTTCCGGGATAGCACGGGGTATCAGGCAGCCCTTAAGGGGGCACAGGAGGGAGTTACCTCTAGCAATGCTGCTCGTGGCCTTCTGGCATCTGGCGACTATGGCCAGCGAATGGCCAAGACCGGTGCGGACCTCGCTACGGGCACCTATCAGAACTACATCGCAAACATGCTTGGCCTCGGTCAGATGGGCCTTGGTGCTGGCGGTCTCATTGCTAACGCGGGCCAGACCAGCAAGTCCATGCAAGAAAGCAAGTCCAAGCCCGGTCTTGGCGGTCTTCTCGGCGCAGGTCTTAGCATGATCCCCGGCGTTCCGGGCTAACGAATGGAGAGGCACATATGAACCCGGCACTACTCCCTGCGATCTCGGCCCTCCTCGGTGGGGGCCAGATGGGACAGGCTGCTCCGGTCGAACCGGTGGCAGAGGAGATTGCGATCTCGGGTCAGCCTCTTCCGCGCCTTAGCCGTGGAGATGGGCTGGTTCAACGAGGCTTCTTCTCTCGTGGCCGCACAGGCGGCAACATTCTCGGTACTCTTGGCGACGCCTTCCTTATTCAGGCTGGCCGAGACCCGATCTACCGTCAGCGGCTACAGCAGGACCGTGAGGCGGAAGCACTCCAGAACTTCACTACGGACCCTACGACTGCCATTCAACAGCTCAATCAGGTCAATCCGCAGCTTGCGGCTCAGCTTTGGGATCGTCAGCAGGACAACACTCGGCAGGCATCTGCTCTCGACATTCAGCGACAGGCTCTTCGTCAGAAGCAGCAGGACGCTTTCGATGATCGTGTATATAGTGCCCTTGGGTCTGCGACTGACGAGAAATCGTATCAGGCGCTAGTGAACCAGATCAACGGTTCAAGTGAACGTCTGGGCATTAAACCTTCGTTCGATCTGCCGCCCAACTACGATGCTGCTCGTGTTGCTGCTCTCCGTATGCAGGGTATCCCTGTGGATCGGCAGGCACAGCTACAGGATATGCGTGAGTACCGGCAAGGCCAGTTGAGCAATCAGCAGCTGGCTGAACGTGGTCGGCAAGGCCGTACCGCAGCCCAGATCACCAGTCGCGAGCGAGAAGGTCAGCGTAACCGGGATTTCCGGGGCACGCAAGGCCAGCTTAATCGTGAAAGCCGTGAACGGGTTGCTGCCCAGCGCGGTAGTGGCGGACGTTCTCGTCCGAAATTGGCGTACGATCCGGCTACTGGCCAGATCACTCGTGCTCAGCAGTAATATGAAAGGATAACGACCCGTGGCTTCTCGTCCGCAAACTACTTATGAAACCACTGTCGATATTCGTGATATCATCAATGACGTTCGGGCGCGGCGTACTCCGCGACCCGGACGGGGACGAGTTGTGTCCCGTACCCAGACCCGTACTGTGCCTCTTCGCGGTGTTCCCCTGCGGGAGCGCGTGAGCAAAGACGAGGCTACATGGGAGGGTCTTAAGTCAGCTGCCTTGATGGGCGGTGGAGATGAAATTCAGGCGTTTGGTGGTGGCCTTGGATCGTTGATCTCGGGTCGCGGCTTCAATGCTGGCTACGACGCTGAACTGGCTGCTGCTCGTGCCCGGCGCGATCAGGCTTGGGAGGAACAGCCCGAAGCATATGGTGTGGGCTACGTGCCCGGACTGATTGCTTCTGCTGGCCTGCCTGCTGGACGTATCCTACAAGGCGCTACGCGGGGCCAGAAGGCCGCTCAAGCGGCTAAGTGGGGTGCAGGCTACGGGGCGCTTGAAGGTGCGCTCAGCGGCGGCGAGAGCGAAGATGACGGGCGTTTGATGGGCGCAGGTCGTGGCGCAGCTATTGGTGCTGTCGCTGCTCCCGTTCTTGGACGTGTCGTTGAAGGGGTCATGGACCTAGGTACTCGTGCCTATCGGGCGTGGAACGCAGATGGTTTCGTTCCGGAAGTCGTAGATGACGTTGTGGAGGCGGGCATTCCGCTGACCAATGCTGACGATCTGGAACGTGTCCTTAGCACTCGTCCGTCGTGGGATATCGAATATCTCGATACACCTACTCTTGAGCCTCTGCCTTCGGGCGGGCCTCGTATGCCCCTTAGTAGCCTTGAACAGGGCCGAGGGATGGACGAGCGCCAGCTCCAGAAGTACAATCGTGCCCGGCAGCGTGAAAAGGAAGCTAACGTCCTTCCCGAAGATCGGGCAGAGGGCGTCGATGAAGTACTGAACATGGCCAATGGTAGGCAGGAGCCTGTAACCACTTGGTCAATGGAAGGTCTTGCTCGTCGTATGCAGCAAGAGGCGACCCCAGAAGCGAGTTACATGGACCGGCTGGTCGATGAAGCTCCGTTCTCGGATGTGCCGCCTGTCGCAGCTAATACGGACATTCCCACTGACTTCCGCCAGAACACGGCTCCGGCTGCTGGCTACACTGGGTCTATTGGTCCGGGTAGCGCTGCTGGTCCTGCTGTAAGCGAAGCTGCGGATGCAGTTGGCCGTCAGTTCGGTCGTCGCTACCGTTCCCGTGAAGCCACCTTCGAGGCTGGCTCTGATCTCGGTATGGACAGCGGCAACTTCGATGAGCTTGGCGATGTTGGGGATATCTCGGCTGTCGCTGCTCGTGGTTCGGAACTGGCCTACGAAACGTCCATGGACTTGCTCCGGTCTATTGCTCGGAACGGTCTAGACAGCCCTGAGACCCGCGCTGCTCTTGAGGCGTCGGATGCGGTACTTCCGCGTCACATCGACAACTCAGGTGAGTTCGGTCGTGCCCTTGGCATTCTTGGGGACGGTCCCGGGCGTCAATCTGGTGGTTCGGCATCGGCTCTTGTGGATGCTGTTCGCGATCCCGTGAAGCGTGCCAAGGTTGAACAGCTGGCCCAGCGCTATGCTGACGATCCAGAGGCTGCTACCAAAATCCTTCGGGACTTGGTAAACCCTCGCCTAAAGGATCGTATTTTCTCGTTCCGTTACAACATGATGCTGAGTTCGCCTCGCACCCAGATTTACAACATCGCGGGTACGGGTGGCAACATCGGCTACGACATCGCCGGTAACAAGACTGGGGCGTGGCTGTTGGGCCTGCCTCGCAAGTTGCTCGGGGACCGCAATCGCGTCACTGCTGGCGAGCTTCTGGCTCGTTGGGAAGGTGCTGCGGAAGGTCGTCGTCGCGGTTGGGCGCTGGCTAAGGAGGGCTTCCTCACTGGCCGTACAGCGGATCAGGTTGACCGTGCTGAAATGCGGCGTGGCGCTGTCGGGAAGTTTGAACTTCCTGTCAAGGCTATCGCAGCACAGGACGAGTTCTTTCGTTCCGTTGCCGAACTTAGCGAAATGTACGGTCTGGCCCATCGGGCTGCTTACAACGAGGGTCTTGACGGGGCTGAGCTTGCTGCTCGCCGTACGGAACTTCTCGATGAGGCTCGTCTGGTGGACAAGCAGGAGGTTCGCAAGGCTGCCGCAGCACAGGCTAAAGCCGAAGGTTTGAAAGGCAAGCCTGCTACTGCCCGCATCAAGGAACTGGTCGAGGAAAACATTCCGCTCCAGATCAAGGAAAGCGCTGGCGAGTATGCCAAGCGTATGCGCTTTCAGGATGACCCTTCCAAGATCGGTCAAGCTATCGAGCAGTATCGTTCGCAGGACGGTATCGGTCCGACTATGACGGCCCTTGTGGTTCCGTTCGTTCGTACTCCCGACAGTCTTGTCCGGACTGCTCTCCGTCACAGCCCGCTCGGCGTTATGTCCAAGCGAAACATTCGTGACTGGAAGGCCGGAGGGGCGCAGCGGGATGAAGCTGCTGCTCGTGTGTTACTCGGCTCTGCCGTTACTGGTGCAATCGCCCATAGCGCCCTCAACGGAGGTGTTACGGGGGAAGGCCCGCGCGATTACGAGAAGCGCCGTCAGATGGAACTGAACGGCTGGCAGGCTAATTCGATCTGGGTTCCCGGTGCGGGGTATGTTTCGTACGAGGGGTTGGAGCCGCTGGCTCTGCTGCTCAGCGGTACTGCTACCACTCTGGAACGCTGGAACGAAGGGGACAGCAAGAGCTTCCTCGACAAGGCTGCACTACAGACCCTCAATGCTGCTGAAATGCTGCTGAACAGTTCGTGGTCGGAAGGCTTGCAAGATACCCTTGCCATGCTGGAAGGTCGCGATGAGAACGGACGCCAAGGTGATGTCGCCAACTGGCTGTCCAACATCGTCAGCAGCTTCACGACCCCTGCTGCGGTTCGTCAGGTCAATCAGTCCTATGTGGACCCGGTTGTCCGTGACACCAAGGGAGACGGTAGTATCCAAGACCGCGTTGTCAATCGCACTATGGCTGGCTGGCCCGGACTTAGCGACAATCTGCCTGCACAGGTGGACATCCTTGGACGTGCTCAGACGCGCCCGGATGCGCTTGGCCCTGATCTTATCAGCCGCTTGAACGTGGCTCCCGGTATCAGCACTCCTGTTACCGAGGAACTAGATAGACTGATGGCGTCCGACCCCGAGGGGAAGGTTTTGCTCAAGGCTTCGGACAAGACCCTTGACGGGTTGAAGCTCAAGGCAGAAGATGCCCAGAAGTTGCAAGCGTTCACTGGTGCCTACGTTCGCTTTATGATGGAAGACGCACTTGCGTCACCGGAATACGCGAAGATGACAGACGCCGAAAAGAGAGACGAGGTAAAGGACATCATCAAGGATGCCCGTAAATGGGCCAAAGAAGATGCCTTTCCCGAAGCCTTTGGCGGGGAGGGGGATGCGGACACCCCTTCTCCGTCGCCCACCAAACAGCGGTCATCTGCTCCGGAACTTGTTGAAGGAGATGAAGCAGATATCGAAGGTTTCCCATTCGGATACGTTACGTCCATGCGACGGACTGCCGAAGGGAACCGCAATGTGGGCGGTGTCAGCAACAGTCGTCATCTTAGCGGTGAAGGACTGGACATTAAGCCGTCTGCGGGTGTGTCTATGAGCGAACTGGCGCAAGAAGCGGAAGACTTCTTTGGTCCAGATGCCGAAGTAATTGTTGAGGGAGATCACGTACATGTTCAAATGCCGGGTCTCTCGACCCCATACTTCGGCCCTCGCGGAACAGCGGGGCTGAGACGGGATGAATGACGAAGGAAAGCGCATAGCAAGACGTATGCAGACGCTAACACAGGCAGAGCGTATCGCTATGCTCGAAACTCAGGTCGTTAATCTCAGCGATAACGTCACTTCGATGAACAACAAACTGGACGATCTCCTCGCCCTCCGCAACAAGGGGGCAGGAGCGTTCTGGCTGGCTACAATTCTGTGCGGTACTACCATGGTAGGTGTAGTCGGCTGGCTGTTCAACTACTTCAAGGGAGCGTAACACAGATGGCACTCGGTATTCCGATCATCGGCGATATCATTGACGCCGTAAAGGAACTCGGATCGGAGTTGATTGCCGATCCCGATAAGAAGCGGGAGCTTAACGTCGAGCTGGAGAAGCTCCGGGACGCGGGTAACGCCCGTGCCCACGCGGAGGTACTTGCCCAGATTGAAGTCAACAAGGTTGAAGCTGCAAGCGGCTCTCTCTTTGTTGCCGGGTGGCGTCCCGCCGTAGGTTGGGTCTGTGCTGCTGGTCTAGCGGTTCAGACCATGATCTTGCCTACCATAACTGCCTTTACCGGTAAGATGTTCAACTTCGACACCGAACTGCTGATCCTTACGATGAGCGGTATGCTAGGTATCGGTGCTATGCGGACCTATGAAAAGGTCAAGGGTGTGTCCACCAACGACTATACGGATGTCCCTCGGACGACTGTTGCTGGTGCTCAGGCTGCTGCCAAGAACGTGCTGTTCGGCCCTCGCAAGGAGGTCGTTCAGCCCCTGTCAGCCGTGTCGGCTTTGCCGGAGGACGCCCCGTGGAGCAAGTAATTAACCTGTTGCAGTCAGCCATCCACCTCCTAGAACAGCAGCCATCGTCAGAAGGATCGTCGCTGCTGCAAGAAACGAACCAAGTACGTCGAAAGATCGCTTGGGGGGCACATGTCTCTCCTGTCTTTATTGAAAGGGTTTGGTGGATTGCAGATACTCTACGACTTAATCCTGATGACCTGATGGCGTGCATGGCTTGGGAGAGCGGGGAAACCTTTTCTCCTTCGGTCAAGAATGCCGCAGGGAGTGGTGCTACAGGCTTGATCCTATTCATGCCCAGTACGGCTGTCGCCCTTGGGACGACTACGGCTAAGCTGGCCGCTATGAGTGCAGAGGATCAGCTGAACTACGTCTATAAGTACTTCCGGCCCTTTGCCGGGAGGCTCAACAACCTTGGTGACATTTACATGGCCATCCTGTGGCCCAAGGGTGTCGGTCAGCCGGACAGCTACGTCCTATGGGACAAGGAGACGAAGCCCACTACGTTTCGCCAGAATGCGGGACTGGACATCAACAAGGACGGCGAGATCACTCGCGGAGAGTGTCTGGCCAAGATTAGGGGCAAGCTCACGAAGGGACAGAAGTATGCCGCTTAAACGAGGCTCGTCCAAGAAAACTGTGTCGTCCAACATCCGAACAGAGATGAAGGCTGGCAAACCTAAAAAGCAGGCTATCGCCATTGCCCTTAACAAGGCAGGCAAGTCTCGTAGATAAAAGAAAACCCCCGGTAGCATATCGCCGCCGGGGGTCTTTTTGTATCTGCTGTTTGCCGATTATTCCGACAGTTCAAGGTCTAGCTGCGGATGACCCGCAAGAGGGAAGGTATCGCTCTGGCTGTACTCATCCTTCTCAAACGGAGGACTGATCTGCGTCAGGAACACAGAGCCAGTAAGGACCACGACCTTGTTGTTGGGCATGGCCGTACGGAGTTCAGCAATCGCTGCCTCATTCTCATCAGCCTCTGCTCGGTCACGGAAGGCAACCAGCAAAAGGTCTTCGGCAGAAAGGTATACGTTCATATCTATTAGTTCCAAGGAGTAATAATAAGGAAGGCTCCGACGATAATAACGCCAGCGCTGATCCCCAGCCAATCACTTGCGTTCATGGTCTTTCGCGGGGAAACATAAGGTCCGCACATATTTGTTACCCTTTAGCTGCAAGGAGGCACACAGCGATGTATATGGCAACTGAGGCGGCTGCAATCATACAAACACCTGAAACAACCAGTCCACGACCGACTTCCCGAGCGAACTCTGAGAACGGCGCAGCCAGACTGGTATAATCATAGTCCTCAATTTTCATCGCCACGCACCCCCTGCATGAATAGTAGAGCATCCGTCCAGTTCAGACGGTTCTCGTCCACTCCGTTGATGATCCATGCGAGCATCTCGAATACAGTATCATCGTTAAACGGACGATCAGCTGAAAAGAACTCCCATGCTGCGTTGCGGGCAGCACCAATCGGTGAGTGGTAGAAGGCGAGTAGTAGAGCGATCTTCTGCATCTTGGTCAAGTCGGGGACCATTCGGGTCTCGTCAATCGAAGCCACGGAGAATATCCTTCATATTTTCAATGATCTTGCGAGCCTTTTCAAGGTCAGCGGCATAGTCATATGGTCCGCCGTATTCGTGTTCAAAAGCCCACAAGTTGCTGGAGAAATGATCGAGCAACCAGTCGAGATCATCTTGAGTGATCTGGATGGCGGTCACAGTATGCAAATCCTCGTGCTGTTAAGCGCCCATACTAGACCAAAGAATGTGATGCCGCATACAGTCAGACCGAGTACAACGATGAATTTTGCGAATTTTTCAACCATTGCGAAGCCACTCCTCAAGCTGTTCAGTGGTTTCAAACACGTTGTCGATGAACTGATACATCACGTCCCAACGGGGATCGGCTCCCTGTTCGAGCAGGATGGCACACTTTGCACCAACTCCATATGCTGCGTACATAAGCTCCATGTGTCCGCTTTTTCCGGCAGGTAGAACCAGTACTGCGTGTGTGCTGGTGTCAAGGTGATGCTTGTCGAACTCAAACACGTGTTTTGCCGCATGGCCCGAAAGTGCATCAGTATAGGCTCGGCCTCGTCCTTGCTCATATTCTTTCCAGAAGTCGTCTGCCTCCGGTCCAGCAGCGTACCAGTCGTCGAAGACCTCGTAGTTCGGAACGGATCGACGGAGGCGCTTGCCAAGTTCGGGAACGGCGTTGTTACGAAGGCTGCCGATCAGATACACCTTCTTTGGCTTCAAGCCCTCCACGTATGAGGCGTAGAGCTGGTCGGCCTCGTCCCGGCTGATTACCACGGGGTCCGGATAGCGCGCTACGGTATCGCGGATCGACAGCCAATCCTCCGAAGTCGCTGGGCGATCTCCAATTATCAGGGGTACGGTTACGGTCTGCATCTTCGTCTGTCACCTTCTTATCTCTGCGTTGGCCATTCATGTACAGTTCAAGTCGGATTAAGTTCATCCTCAATAAACTGCTTGGGGTGCTTGATCCGGTTATACTTGACATGGATGATCCTCAACCAATAGCGTTTATCTTTTGATCTAAGTGATCGGTTCTTTAGGTTGTACGGCTTAGCATGTGCCCGCCGGTAGCTTCGGCCTCTTACTCTCTTCATCGATGATGATCCACGCAAACAGAGGCTTGCCGTCCTTGTCTTTCACACGACCGTTCAGCAAGTCATCGATTGTTATTCTTTTATCCGTTTCCCTCAGCAACGTCGTACTTCGGTTTGGCTTTGCGGCCATTCTTGCTGTCCTTTCTGGACAGAATGTACCTCTCGTGGACCCACATCGACAGCGTAATGGCACAGGCACCGCTCAAGGCGTACACGAACCACGCTGCTGCACTTGTTTTAGGTGAAGTGATGTGGGTCCAGAGGGCGGCTTGGGACAGGCCAACGAAGAACGAAGTCCCCGCTGCCCATCCATAGTTCCCGTGATTAACGTTTCGGCTTTGAAATCCAAGGGCAAAGACCGAGACGAAACCAGTAAGGAACACCACAGCCAACTCAGTCACAGTCGGGTGTCCAGTCCGAGCTTCTCAGAAGTTTTGTTGAACTTAGCGGAAACTGCTCGACCAAGATCGATACGATAGTGCATGGCCAACAGATCAACACAGATAATGATATCTGCCAGTTCTTCCGCCAGATGTTCCACAGTATCTCGGCTGCCACGTACACCTAGACGTTCACGTTCGAGCTTCTTGACAACGTTCAGTGCTTCGCCAACTTCACCGCCAAGTTCGGTTGCCTTGTATGAAGCGTCGAGAGGAATGTCGCCATTCCACTCTTTTGCGCGAATGAAATTCGCCAGACGAAGTGCATCAAACATTAGCTGCATCCTTCGCATTCCGAGGAGCAGGATAGCCCTCGTCTCTTTCAATCTCTTCCTGCAACAGCGCTAGGCTTCGCCAAGCCAGAGCCGTCGAATGTCGATGGCCCTCCGGGTCTCGCTTACCGCTGTCCACAAGATGCTTGAGGATTTTGTTACGATGGTCCGTTGATTTGCCACGCTCCCAATGGAGAGGCTCACCGGGGTGGTGTTTGTCGCCAGCCAGTTTACTGTGACGGGCGATCTCTGCAAGTGCATTCGGGAAGTAGTCCAGCAGGCCGTCAGCCATCGGGATTTCCTTCCGACTTTCGTCGTCCTGTGGGAGTGAGCAATCAGTTATAGTCTGTGCCATCCGTCTCATCCGTTTCCAGACCAAGCTCGGCTTTCACTTCGCCGAGACGGTCCATAATGATTTCCGCAAAGGCGTCAACCACTTCGTCCGCCGAGAGGTCGAGAAATTCCACGATCTCATACCCCTCGAAACGGTCGATCAGCATCCGCTTGATTTCATCAGGCAGAACTGGGTCAAACATAATCTTACACAACCTTCGTTCGCGTCCCGTCCTGCCACGACCCGCAAGTCTGGCACTGGAGCCGCTGGATTTTAAAAGCCTTGGTCCGACGGAAGCCACGGCTCTGGAGATGCTGTCCGCCACAATTTCCGCATTCACCTCGCCCTCGTTCACCGAGGAAGGGATGGTTCTTGATGTACGGCAGCACCTTAAGGTACAGCTTCTTGAGCATGGCAACGTCCTGCTTACAGTATTTGGCCATACGGCTCTGAGCATCAACGTCTCCGGCTTCAACCTTCTGCCACAGCTTGATACCTTCGTGTTCGACCTTACCTCCAACACCGAGGAACGGACCGATGAAGCCAAGCCGGTTCATAAAGAACCCGAGCTTCTTCACAGCCTTAAGGACATCGATGCTTGTCGGAGGCGGAGGCGGAGCCAGCCCAGCCAACAGGAACTCGCCCTGTAGCTTCGGCAGGTCGTACTTGTCACCGTTGTACGTCACAATCGCATCAGCCTCGCTGATCCATTCGTGGGCACGCTTGACCATAGTGTCGTGACCGTGTTCCCATTCCGAGTACAGGGTCACCTCGTTGTCCTTGAGCCACATCACGCCGATGCACAGCAGTCCGCCGTGTTCGATGATCTGGTCAGGACCGATGTTCTCATCCCATGCTCGCCACACATATGCCTTGGTAGGTTTCCACTCGATGTCAAGAATGAGAATTTTTGGTTCAACTTTATCCGCCATCTTACTTCTTTTCCTTGAACCACTCTTCGGGGATTTTGCCTTCTGCCCATTGGAAGCCGTTTGCTTCGGCCCATCCGGCGTAGGTCATCTTCGCGCCTTTGCGGAGTGGATTTTCTGACCGCTGGAATACCATGCGGATATCTAGTTCAGGGTGAGCTTGCTTGACGAGGAGCATCTTTCGACGATCCTCATACATGAAAGCTCCCTTAGTTTCGACAATGATCCCGTTAGGCAGCCGGAAGTCCGGCAGGTACACAGACTGGATCACGTATGGCAACTTAAGGTCCGCAGGCTCATACTCTAGGGCATCACCTCGCTCGGTGGCCTCTCCGTAGATGCGGGCTTCAAACTTGCTCTTGAACTTAGGTGTCTTTCTTTTTACGACCATCGAACTTAAACTCCGGAACGTCTGGTACACGTTCCACTTTTGTCAAGAAGCGCGGACCACCACTGTATGCAAACCCTCGCAGACCGGGGTGACATTTCCACTTCCACTTGCAGTACCCACAAGGGGTGCTGAGTTTCTCATTGCCGCTCTTTCCGTCGGGGACAGGATCGTAACAACGCGCGGGCGGTTCATCTGCTCGATCAAGAGCGGCTTTAAGATGTACAATGCGAGGAGCAGGGGGATGACCTCTGATCGCGTATTCAGATAGTTTGCTAAGCGCGAGTTTTCCACTTACTTTCTCGATTGCAAGGAAGGCAGCTGGAAGTTCTTTGACAGCGGCGTATCCAGATAGCTGACGGATGTAACCGAAGGCGTCATCCGCAGGCTGGAGTTCACCATCCTCGAACTTCTTGAACCCATACGGAGAGGCTGACTTGATGTCCACAACGTAACCGTCAACCACAAGGTCCATGTGGCCTTTAACACCTTCCACCTCGACTTCTTCTTGCTCGCAGGTGACTTCATGTCCAGCTTCCTTGATGAGAAAGATCAGCATGGCTTCAAGAAGATGGCCGTATAGAAACTTGATGTAAGT